ATAAGAGGTTGAGCAGCAATAGACACTCCCCGATTAATCTTAGATACTACGATTGGACGAGAAGGAACCAATTTATCATCAACGAGCATTTGATATTGAGAAAGTCTATCTATTATCCCGACTTGTCCACTACGGATTGAATGAAGTCTTCCATCCATAGCTGTGACTTCTTCAGCATAACAAGCAGAAAGACCACCAATAAGATCAGCAGAATCAAGAACTTTTGCGTCGGAAGGCATTACAATCATAGATTTTGCCCTTGTATTAGATACTTGAAGATTTACCGTGGCATTACGATTTGAAGAAAGTAAAGAGTGTTTGTAATTAGTTACTGAAGGAATATCAATTTCAATTGAACCCCCGTCTCTCATCTTTCTCATCATTCCAGCTTCATAACGGGGATCTACTGTTACTTGTTGGCAGACTATTTCCATATTTGAAAATTGAACTGTTGCTGGGTATGATGTTTTCTTAGCAATTAACTGTGTAGTATTGTCATCATTCTGAGTTCTGAACTGATCAATGGCAGCTGAGAAAACTATAAAATTATTTGATGTTGCTTGAACTCCATCCCCAGTATCGGTGTTTCGAAAAGTATCAAGAGTTAATTTGACTCGATTACTTGTAGCATCTAATTCAATATTAGTAATAGTGGGGTAATCTTGGGCAGCACCAACAGTTAAAGAACATTCGGAGTCGGGATTAGTTGCCGAACAAATACCAATTTTTTCACCTTTTACAAAAGGACAATTAGCAACACTAGTGACTCCATTTGCCTTTGCCAGAAATATTGTATCTCTATCAGCACCATTGGCAATTGTTAAAGCACCACCAGCATCATCAATACCGTGGAAAAGGGGGTTTTGTTTCATACGTCTATGACGATTTACTGAATCCAGTTGTTTAATAAATCTTGCTGGGTCTTCAAGATCGATTTCAATGAATAAACCATTTGTAAGTAGATTGGGGAATACCTTACCACCACCATCAGCAAAAAGTCCCGTATGGATTGGAAGAGATAATTTGGCAGTTAAAAAATCAGCAGCCGTTCCCCAGTCTCTGGCAGCTGGGACTGCCGTGACTTCTTTATAATATGGGTTACTTCTAATATCAATATTATTTGAAACCGATGTTCCAAGTGTTCCACGATTTTCAATATTATCAATTAAACAACCTTCTTTTAGTGCTCTCATATTTCTCATACTATCATCGGAATCATATGAATATTGAATTTGAACCTTGGCATTATATTCGGTTACTTCTTCAAGAAGAACAGCACGATTACCAGAGTAAATTCTAATATTCTTTACTACTGATTGACCACCGATGGATGGATCAAGATGAAGACGAGTGGGAACTTCTCCCGAAGGAACTGCAAGTTTAACATCAAACTGAAGGTAAGAAGATTTACCATCAAGAAATTTAACTGTAGGGGGAATTTCGAAATCTACTCTTCTACCTTGCTGACCAGCAGTGCCGGTATATGATCTTCCATTGGTCGAAGGAATAGAAACTTGTGTTTGTGAAACTTTAATTTTCTCATCATTTTTCCAGTAAGAACTCATTTTTATAATATTACAATATAAAATAAATTATTAAAATAAAATTAAAAAAAAAAGTATTTATTCAGTTCTTCCAACAGTCTGAGAAACTTGTTCAGCAACACTTAATCCCCTTCGCTGACTTTGTATATCAGCATCAGTAGTTTCTTTTTCTTTATCACTTGATTCAACATCTCCGGCAGCTTCAAATCCAGATCCAACTAAACTAATACCAGCACCAATTGCTTCTAATCCAAGTCCCCACGGAGTAACACCACCAGAAAGAACTCCAGCAACTTCAAGTCCCGAACCGACTATATTCGCAATATTTCCAAATCTACTTGAAGTATTAGATCCAAAAGTATCCCAACCAATTTTACCTTGGGCAATATTATTTATGTCCGAGGCAATATCCAAACCACCACCAAGACCAGCAATGGCAGTCTTACCGACTGTTGTTAAACCTTCTTTGAAAGCAAGTTTTGTAGCAGCAGCAGCAGCTTCTTTCTCAGCAAGAGCAGCTGCCGATGTTCCAATTACACGTTCACCGACAGCTGCCCCTTCTCTTTCTGCTACTGGTGCTGCTGCTTCTACTGATTCCCCGACAGCACCTTCAGCACCTTCAGCACCTTCAGCAGCAGCAGCACCGGCAGCTGGTTTTTTAAAAGTTACACCAAGTTTTGTTGCCCCTTTCTTTAAACCTTCTACTGCTCCCGCTTGGGTTAGTAACTTACCCCCAGATGTAACTCCACTTAAAATATTTTTTTGAAGTTTGCCTTGGGCATCTTCATCTAACTGTAAATTGGCTTCATCTAATTTTTCAGCAAGACTATTATTAAAATCAATTGTGTTTTGATTCATTTGTCTTGTTATTTCAGTTTGAGAGTTTGTCTGGGCAGCAGATCCACCATACAATTCCATTTTATACTATAACAAACATATTTAAATAAAATAAAATTAAAATAATTTTTTATCACCTTCAGCAATTTTACTTTCAAATCGAATGTATGCAACAGCTGGATTTTGTTGTAAATCTAAATACAAAAATGAATATGGAGCATCTTCTATTGCCTTCTTATATAAATCCATAAATATATTCGGGAACATATCACCATATTCTTCATTTAACTTTTCTAACTCTTTCATGTTTTGCTGTTTCATTATAATAATTGAATTTGCATTGTTTCTAACTAATCCCGAAACTGCTCGAAAAGATTGAGTTGTAAAAGCAAGTAAAGCAATGCCATAATGTCTAAATCTCGTGGCAAGAAAAGATACAGCATTACTCTTTTTAAAATCTTTTGTTAATATATCATCTAATACAAGAGCAATTGTTGGTCTTTCAAAATCTTCATATTTTTTTTGACTTTCAATTATATCAGTAATCATTTCATCGGTATAATGATCTTCACAATCAAAATATTTATTCATCAATTTCCCTTTTGGATCAGCATTAAGAGTATTTGAAATAATTTTTACAATATCAAATTTATCTTTATACATATCGGGATTACATAATAAATTAACAAGTAAATTTGACTTACCTTGTTTAACTGAACCAACAATCAATAATAATGCCGGAGGCTGTGGTAAGTGAGGGTGAATATCACTGAAACGGGGATCAGTTTCCGGATCTTTTACTTTAAATACCTTGGGTGGACTTCTTTCCATTTATAAGTATATATTAGATATTTTTTTACATTAAAAATAAACTAAATATCAAATCTTCGGGCATTGAATATTTTTCTTCAAGGGAATATGTCTTATTACTATATGATCTTTTATGACCTTTACCTTGACCCCCACAACCACACGATCCGATATGTTTTCCGTCTATGAATGAACCACAATTTTTATCACATAATAATAATTCACAATCTTTTTTATTAGTCCAAATACGAGTTCTTTTTCTGTAGGGTTTTCCATACATACAATAATCACAATCAAAATAATTTAATTCTTTCATAAATGATTGATCTTTTAATTTTCCAGTTTGAGGGTTTTCAAGAAACCAATATTCACAATTAAAATAATTTATAATTTCCAAAGTTTTTAAAACGATTTTATTTGCCCCTTCAATATCACGAACTCCACGAGATTTTGCTTTTGAATATTCAGTGCACGGAGGTGATGCCCATACAATATCAAATTCATCTTTATCATATTGTTTATAATCAAATTCCATAATATCTACTTTATGGTCAGCTGGTAAAAGTAAATCAACTGATACAACTTCCCAACCAATTTTTTTACAACATTTTCCAACAGATCCAGTTCCCGAAAATAATTCCAAAACTTTAATCATTTTATTTTCTATTCTATATATATATATTAGATATTTTTTTACATTAAAAATCAACTTTCAAATTTTAATTTTTTTTATTGTAAGTAATATAATGGATCAACATTTTTACATCAATCTTGAACACCGAAAAGAAAGAAATTTAAATACCATAAATGAACTTAAAAAAATTGGAATAAAAAAACCAAATAGAATTAATGCTGTTACTCATCAAATACCGTTAATTGGCTGTGCTTTATCACATATTACTTGTTTAGAAAAGGCAAAAGAAAATGGGTGGAATTATGTTATTATATTTGAAGATGATATAAAGATAGAAGGTAAAAAAAAGGTTATTGAAAAATTCAAAAAATATATTACTTATGATTTTGATGTTTTGTATTTAGGTTGTTGGAATTATGTTAAACCAGAAAAGATTGAAAATGATCTTTCGAAAGTTGTTCATGCTTCTTGCTTACATTCTTACATTGTAAAAGAACACTATTATGATATTTTAATAAATCATTTAAAAGAGTCAATAGAGTTAAAATTAAAAGATCCCGATAATAGAATGTATAATAATGATGAATATATAAATTCATTACAAAAAAAAGACAATTGGTATTGTATAACACCAATACAAATAACTCAGAGAGATGGATGGTCGGATAATTTTAATGAAGTTCGAAATTTTAGTAAAGTTATACAGAACATACCGAAGTAATAAATTCAGTTGTTTTTTCATCAAAAGTAATTGATGACGTATCTAATTTATGATTATCTTGTTTAAACTTATCTTTATCAATTGTATTTTTACCGTGAACCACAGCCGTCATAATATAAAATGGATTAGTTAAACAAATATCTTTTAATTTACAACTTTGAGTAATTCCAAGACCTTCTGCCTTATTACATTTTGAAAATCCATTTGTTTTATTATAAAAACTTTTTCTCATCATTATTGTCCCTTCGTGTATGAGATGTTTATTATTTCCACAATCAAGGGCATAAAAATCATTTTTAGTATATGGGGGATAAATAAACATCATTTTATCTGAACCAACACAGCCACATTTATTTTTTGTTAAAACATAGTAAGAGTGAGAAATATATGTTGGTTCATAAAGATCATCATCATCCATAAAAACAATAATATTATTATTTGAGTTTTGTATTAATCTGTGTCTTTTTTCTCCAATTGTCATTTTTTTTTTACTTCTCATATACTTTAATTTTATGGGTTTTATAGATTTAGTAAATTCATCATAATTATCTATAAGTGGAATATCACCATCATCATCAATAACAACTTGCAGTAATTTATGGGGATAATCTTGAATTTTTAGATTTCTTAAAATGAAAGGTATAAATTTACTTCTATTATATGTTGGAATACACACGGATATTTTTTCCATTATATTATATAACAATATTTTATTTTTAAAATGTTTCGTGAAAATCCCACCCGAGATATTGTTTTTCTTTTACTTTTTTTAATATTGGAGTGAACCTTTGGTGTTTCATATATACTTCATAATTTTTATAATTGTTTTCAATGTAACTATATGCTTTTTTCACAGCTGGCATCCACATATCATCATTAATTAAATATCCATTTACATTTAGTAATAGATCAGCATAAAAATTATTTAGTATTACGTGATCGAATATATGAGAACCATCAACAAATATTAAATCATATTTTTCCCCTTTACTTAATAATTCGGGTAAAGCAACATAATCAAATTTTTCAATAAAGATATGATTATTATGTAAATTTAATTTTTTAATATTTTTCAATCCGTTATTACTCCAATAACTACTTTGATAAGGGTCAATACTGGTTAAACTCCCTTTACCTTCTAGTGCTTTTAAAATTGATATACTACTCATACCGTCTGCCATACCAATTTCAAGTATTTTAATACAGCTGTGATCTTGTATAAACTTAGTTAAAAATTTTTGAGATGATTCATCAATTCCAGCAATATCATTTGTTTTTTCCATTATACTTATACATATATTTTTATTTAACTAAAAAACCACCCTTTTTGTATTTGTTTTTCTTGTTTTTCTTTTTCCCTTATGTAGTCTTTGATAATAGATAAGTCTGCTTTGATACAAATGAGATCGGTTTTCAATTTATTCATATTTGAGTTTATTGAATGTAAAGTGTTTTTTACATCTTCAATTGGTTTTGGGGTTATTGAATTATCACTCATAGTATAAAATAAATTATATAAAATTTTCAATATGATAATAAA